ATATTCAATTAGATTAAAATCAATTAAATTTGCACTTATGTAGAAAACTACAGCAATCAATAAAGCAAGCAGAAAAGTCATAATGTACTTTTTCACTTTTGTACTCCCATTAAAAAACCCACTCAAGAGAGTGGGTTTATTTGGTTTTAAGTGGTTAAACTTGGGTAATTAACGTCTCACAAGATTAAACAAGACACCGCCTTGACGGCTTTCTCGTCTAGCCCAAGCATCCATTGCATTATTCAGAGATTCAGCAATTTGCTTTTGCCCTTGTGTATTGACGCTTGCGGATCCATCAGCAAACGTAATTTGCTGACTAATTTGTACATTGCCATCACTAGACCCGTTTTGACGATTATTTAAATAATTCGTCAAATCTTTGTTCTGTTGAGGGTTTAATACACGTTCACCACCATCTAAAAGCCATGTACCTTCACGCGGGATATTATCTATACCGTTATGAGCCATACCTGCAATTGTTTGTCCTGCAATCATCCCGACATTCGCCATGCCCATACCTAATACAATACTTGCTGCTGTCTCTTTACTGACAACATCTAAATACCACGGACTTGAAAGAATTTGGTTATAAGCTTGGAAAGCGTTAATAGTTGCGGAAGCAATCGCAAAAGATTGTTGGGCGAGAAACATAGCCTTATAGATTCCAGACTGCTCACCTGCTGCATCTTTGACAATACCAGTCATATTAGACCAGTAGCCAGAAAGTTGGCTGGTTAAGCTGCTCAATTGGCTTAGTTGAGAGTCATAAATTGATCTGTTTAGATCCATTTCATCTTGAGCATACTTTTTATCCAAGTCAGCTTTAGCTTTCAAAAACTGTTCTCTAGCAGCCAAGAGTTGTGCATTACGCTCATTCTCATTTTCAATCAGTTTAATACCAGATAGCTGATCATTATAGGATTGATTTAAGCTGCCCAAATCTGTTGAATACTGATTTTGAAGGGCCCACTTTTGAGCATTAATTGGGTCTTGCCGCTCCATCAAAGATTGTCTTGAGATTTGCCCAGACTGATAAACATTATCAGAAGCCTGATTCAATACTTCAAAAATTGCGTAATCTTTGGATTTAGCAATCTCTTCACGAACACGTTTACTTAAACTATAAGTTTGAAGTATCTCTTCGCGTTCACGTTTGTAACGTTTCACCACAATTTCAGTCTGGTTAAGATAACCCTCAAAGGCCGATTGAATTTGTGCATCTTCTTCACGTTTAACGGCGGCAATTTCAACTTGTTTTTGTCGATCAAGTGCAGCTTTAATCTCTAAGGCTTTTTTAGACTTCCCATACTCATACTCGGCATTAGAGTCAATTAACTCTTTTTGTCGATCATAGTTTTGTTCGATCTGCTTGATTCGATCAGTTTCAAAAGCAAAGTATTGGTTATACTCCTCCTTTTTATCGGACTCAAGTTTTGCAATTTGAGCGGCATATAAAGCATTCTCTTGAGCCAATTTTTCCTTTAACTGTGGTGTTCCAGCATAGGCGAAGGTAATCTTTTCAATATTATCTTGATGCTCTTTTGCAAGTCGTTGAGCTTCGGTGTAATACCGAGCATCGACATCTTTTTTAGCATCATCAATGGCTTTTTGAGATTCAGCAGCCTTATTAATTAATTCAAGTTGATCTGCCTGTGTGGGCATTAAAATTGAATTGTCTACAGTAGATTTTCCAGATACTCCGGCGAACCACTTCTGGAAACCCGGTGCGTAACCAGCAACCTCTTTACGCTTGCTATCTGATAGACCACCTTTTAAATAGGTCCTTAAGCCACCTGCACCTGCATTGTAGGCCATGAGTGCTTTATCCATGGCTCCAAAATCAGCCAAATGTTTAGATAAGTCTTTAGCCGCTGCTGTTGCAACTTCTTCAATCGAACTTTTGGCATTAAGACCATACTGTTTTCTAAACACGCTAGTAGTTTGAAAAAGACCTGTTGCCCCAGTATGACTTTTTGCTCCAGCATTCGCCCCAGACTCTTGAAGAATCAAGGCTGCTAATGTTCCAGCAGGCAAACCATACAAACTTTCAATCTGAGCAAAATTATTTGCCTTAGCAATACCTTGTGCACGAGCAATTGCCTCTAACTCAGGTTTCCCAAAAGTATAGTTTTTGCGATTAAAGCTATTAAGTGCTGCATCAGCAACCGCTTTTGGCAATTTAATTTTATATGCATTTTCTTCATTGGTATTAGCTTGAGCATCAGCAAAAAATTCAGCCTTCTCTCTAGTCCAACCGCCTACACGCATATTTTCCTGAATATACTTCTCACGCAAAGCATCCTTGTTGGCCTGTTTAATATACTCTCCCTGTTTCTGAGTTAAGTTTTGCCAAGCATTTGCAGATTGATTGACAGCTTTTGCTTGGTCTTGCTGTGCCTTTGTTGCATCATTGGTTGCATCTTTAACTAATTTTTGGATCTCTTTTTGACGATCTATAGTGTTATTAGCAGCATTAATTTTTGTATCTAATTCAGCAACAAACTTAAGTGTACTCTCACTAACCAAGCCTTGCTTTTGTAGCTGAGCAAAAGCATTCTTAGCTTCATCCCCACCTTGTTTTAAGCTAGCAAGGTACGCTTGAATCGCTGTAAATTGCTTAATATCACCTTGAACTTTTAAGTCGCTCTCAAATTGTTCTAAAGCTGTAAAAAGACTTTTTAGATCTTTGGTTTGCTTTTCAATTTCTTCACTTGCCTCAATACCTTTTATAGCTAACTGTGCTGCGGTAAAGCTTTTATATTTTTCTCGAAGTTCACTAAGTGCTAAACCTTGCTCTTCAAATGCACTTGTTGCATCTTGAGTGTGTTTGGTCATCAATAAATATGCACCACCAGCTACAGCAATTTGTGTTGCTAACATTGCCAATCCAGCGGGACCACCAAGTAAAGCCATGACTCCAGCTGTAGCGCCAGCAGATCTTGCAAAGCTTGCTAAGCCCACGCCCGCACGAACTGCAAAAATAGCAGTTTGCCCAAGTTGATATGTTGCGACAACCAAAGCAGGAACAAATCTTGTTGCGATGCCAGCAGATACGGCAATAGTTACCGCTTTAATATCATCCCAATTCTCTATAACCGTTTCGATAGCAGGAACAACACTATTTACAAGTCTTACCTCGACTCCCTGCCATTGTAAATCCATTAATTGAAGGTTTTGTTTTGCTTCTGCTAAGCTCTTAACTAAATCATCAGACATGATAGCGCCAGCCTTTTCAGCGGCATCACCCCACTTCTTAAAACCTTGACCATTTTTTTCAAGCAATGGAATTAACAAAGAAGAATCAGAAATGATTGCTTCCATGTAGAATTTCATATCATTGGTAGAGGCTCCAGCTTTTTCCAATGAGTTATAAAATAGTTGAAGTGCTTCTGGACCGGACAGCTTTTGAAACTGTTGAATCGTTACACCAACTTTAGGCGCGATATTGGTGAAAAAGTCAGCTAAAGGCCCACCACCAGTTTGTTGGAAATCGCCTATACGATCCTGCATGTCTTTCATTTTATCTGCAAAAGATTCCAATGAAATTCCAGCAGTTTCTGCCCCTTTGGCGTAATACTGAAATTCACGCACTGAAGCATTCGCAAGTTTTGAAAACTTTTGAATATCATTTCCAGTCTGAATAACTTGATCACTAAAATTAACAAGCTGAGCCACTGAAAGACCAGACACTGCTCCACCTAAAGCACTAACAGCTATAGCCGCAATATTTAAAGAATTGGCAATCCCTTGACTTGATGCTCGTGCTTGTCGTTCAGCTTTGCTTAATGGCTCGGAAAAGCTTGCAGTCTGAACAACCAAGTCCAAAGTTAATCTGCCAAGTGAATTTGTAGCCATTTCTTTTCTCCAGGCATAAAAAAACCCACTCTAAGAGTGGGCAATATTTCAAGTAAAACTGACTATGGAATTGCTTTATTCAATTTACCAAGAGTCATTATTGTTGCTGGTGCTAAGTGTTTTTTCAAAATCATTCGATAAAGAATCAAATCTATTAAGCATCAACTTATAAGTAATAGGGTCATCAATTGGCGTGTTACCAAATCTCGCGTAACCGTAATTACTGAATTTTAGACGTGCTCTTTTATCTTTTAGATCAATTGTTAAATTAAAAGATATTTTAGCTTGGGAGTAACCATTACATTGCATTTTACTTACTGTTGAATCACATAATGGCGAAGCAATTCCACGAATAATTAATTGCCCTTCTTCTGGGCTTTCATACTGAATTACGTCTTGAGCTGAATTAAAGTTATTTGCTACCCATTTTTTGGAGTTTTTAAAAAGATTACTTTTGTCTCCATTCAAATTTTCAATAATCCTTACATGCTCAGTTGTGTAAAAAGTTCTAGCTTGGACCTGACTGGTTACAATTAAAAAATAGCTTAAAAAAGCAGTAAAAATAACTTTTTTCATAAACGCACCGTTTTTTAAAATCAAAGTCAATTTAGCAAAACGGTGTGTAAATGTCACATGCCCCACCTTATGGCAGGGCTAGTTACTATGATACTTCTCAAAATACTCCTCTAATGACAATGAATTGTCATCGTCTGGAGGCGTTTCATGAGGCATAAATATATAAGGGTCTACTTTTGTTCCCTCTTTAACTTTGAAGCCTGTGTAATGCGCCATCCAGCTTCCAAAGCTTTGCTCTAGCCGGCGACCAAAGAAAAGAGAGCCATATTTTTGACGATAGGCTCTCCATTCCATCAACTCTTTATGACTAATGTTTAATTCGGCTTCTGCTAAAGTGCTTCCACCGATTCCATTGAGGACGAGTTCAATGAGGAGTTCTCTGTCTGCAAGCTCTTCTTCCGAGACTTTCCCAAAAAATTATTAACTTCATCAGCAGCAGCATACATAGCATTTATTAAACTAGGCTCTGCTTTATAGATGTCATTAACACTTGAGAAAAAAGGTGTTCCCTTTTGATCTGAGCAAATTGAACCAAGTAATTGAGCAGCTTGCATGTGAGTTGAGTCGATTTTCTTAACCTTTGAATCCTCAAGATTCTCATAATTAAGATCCCATTCAATTGCTTTGGATGCCTCGCGACTTTCCTTGAAGTTCATTTTTTTAACAAAAATATCAGCTTCAAGCTCAACAATATCACCAAGCTCTAATGAATTGTTTTTCGTCAATTTTTTAAGTGACTCAATATTACTTTCAGTCGCTTCAACATTCCACTTGACGGCTTTTTTAACTGGAACGTTTAGAGTAGTTACACTCTGCTTTAAGTCTGCAATGCTGATCTTAGCCATTATGGAGCCACCGTGCGTTTAGTTGGAGTTACGCCAGAAGTACGAATCAATGTGAATGAATAACCAACTACAGAATCGACTTCAAATGCATTAGGTGCAGTAGGATTAATATAACCCTTGAATGACCACCACATACGATCCTCTGGCAAATCAATACCGGTAGTAGCATCATAAGTTGGAGCGGTGGAAGCATGACCCGAACCAACATGCCACTCTAAAATCTCTCCAGATTCGGCAATTTCAATTAACTTGTCATGACTGGTGTTCGTATCATCGTAATCGATTTCTATTGCACCTTCACCAGGATCACGCATACCGCGAACATACTGTTTTGAGTCTGCATCAAGACAAGTCACATCAATTTTTTGAAATGAATCTTGCCCCAAGTCAATCCGTTTAGAGCAAACAAAACGAACCACTTGACCATTTAACACAGTAAATAACTGTGTTTTTTGAGTTTTAACATTAGCCATTAAGAGCGCTCCTTAATTTTAGGCATAAAAAAAGCACCCGAAATGGGTGCTAAGTGAAAATATGGTTTAAGTTTTATTAGCGGTTTACGATCCAGCTAACATCAAAAGAATAATGAAGCATTCCTGTTACGGGGTCCTTATCTGCCTCGCCATAACGAACCACATAACAATCAAGTTCAATTGCGAAGCGAATGGCTTTTGCAACCTGATCAACAACATCCTCATCAGTTGCATATACATCAATTTGAATAATTGCATTGTCTGAAACAGGACGTGAATCAAGGTTGCTATTTGAATCACCAGAAATTGTTTGCCATGTCACATATGGCGCTTGTGGCTCATCTGGAGCACTTCCAAACTTCCAGACTCGCAAAATTCCATCGCTTTCAAGTAGAGCCTTAACCGCTGAATCTGCTCTGGCTAATTTAAAAATTGGAACATCAATCATTAAGCTTCACCTAAAACCACACTGAGTTCAAAATTAAATACTTGAACAAACTTATCTGTTATCTGTTCAATGTTTTCGTATAAAGCAGGGCGTAAAAACGGAGTAGCAGGCTGTTTACTTGTGCCTAACTCAAGGAATCGCCAGTAAAAGACTCGTCCGTCCGCTTGGTAAGTTTGACCAACACGCCCAGCACGTCTATTTTGAGCATTGTTTGTATATGGGATACGTGCACCACCACGCACTCCCACGCGCATAACCAAAGTGTTTTTATTTCTACTCCGGCCATTTTGAACCACAATTTCTTTCCAAATTTTTTCAGGAGTGGTGGGATCATCTAAACGTTTAACTTTTTGACGGGCTTCATCCCGAGCAATGTTCATTGCCTGCCGCATCGCTTTACGGGCAATACGTTTTACAGTCTTTTCATTACCAATTGCCCGCATTCGTCTTAATGCAGGCTCCAAGCCATGTATTTGAGTAGCCATAAATCACCCATTCCATGCTTTTTCGCCTGTAGATAAGTTGATGGTTAAATACTCGCGGCGTGAGTCAGGATCTCGCATCGGGTTTCCATCAATCTTGTAATAGTACCCATCAAAAAGTACCCGCATTGTGCTATCAACTTGTTTTGTAGTGCTGCTATATCGCACTTTTGCACGGGCTTGTATCGAGCTATTGGCTGCTTTGGCAGCAATAACATCCCTTGTTGAAAGATCAGTAACTTCTGCCCAAATTGTTGCAAAATTAGACCATGAGGTGATTAATTTTCCTGTGTTTTGATCTTGGGTTTGAGTGGCTTTCTGAATTGTGATGCGGTGCTTCAATTTTGGAGTAATGCTGGGCATATTAGACCCCCATTTCTCTAATAGGCTGCAAAATATCCCAATAAGCTTGGGGTTTTCCTTCGAGACTTCGGCTGTACTTATATTCGATAAATATTAACCGGGCATTATCTAATTTTTTACAGTCCACAATGTCCGTTTCAGATGTTCGCTCCGACTCGTCCGAAATAATTTTCCGGTCAATATCAGTTGCTATTTCTTCATCTGCTTGGCTAATCCATTCGATAAAGAGTTCATCTTCATCGTTATGATCAACTCGACATTGCAACTTAGCTCGTTCGAGTGTGATCATTTTGAATTATTCCGTCTTGTAGCTGGTTTTGGTGGATCAACTTTTGTTTGGTATTCACGTAAAACTTTATTTTCTACCAAATGCCTTACCACGTTTGGATCTGCGGTTCGAATATCGCCCTCTTTGTAGTCTTTATCTCCAAAGTGTGGGCGTAAAACTTCATATTCTTTCATTTTGGCCTCTCTAAATGGGATGGTGACGAACACCATCCCAAAATGAATTAACCACCCGTAGCAGGAGTATAAGAGCCATATACAAGCGATTTAGGCTTATAAACAGCTAATGCGCCACGTGTTTCGGCAAGTAAAGTACGTTTATTAGAGGTGAAATCATCGCCCTGCATACCGATTTGGACAGCAGCACCCCAACGCTCAAAGTATTGGGCAGAAGTATTAAACGCACCTGTTAAGAATTTACCCGCATCCATAGCCGCGGTTTGAACTACAGGCAATCCCCATAATGTCGGAACCGCTTGTGATTGCGGGTTCCCAATGATGTAGTTGCCGTTTGCATCTTTTTGCGTTTCCATGAGTGCCCAGTCGATCGGGTTTAATACATGGCCGTTAGCAAAGTCGTCAGCTAAAACAACTTGAAGCATTGCAAAGCGCAACACATCAAACATATTTGGAGTAGCTGGAGCACCTGCAGGCGGAGCATAAGCAGTCGCTTGAGGGATTAAGCCAAGCATATTGCCATTGGTTCCATCACCAGCAAGAATTTGCTTTTCAAGCTTGATGTCAAGACCATGGCGCAAAATGTTGTCAATGAATGACTGCAATGCTGGTGCATCACTTAACATTTGAGTGGTCGTTTTTAACCAGTGAGCAATTACAACTGCTTTGGCATCTTTATCTTCAAATGTAATTCCAGATTCTGGCTTGTTTGCACCTTCTGCAACTACTGCTGCATTATTGGTGAATTCTTTCATTTGAACATATTCAATGAGATTCCCGCTCATGCTGCCACCCGCCAAAATATCGCGGATTGTAAGACGCATCTGGTTCGGCAACTGCAAACCAAGATTGGTGGCCGGAATAATTTTTCCAACTTCTGTTGTACCAATTGTGTTCTTCAGCTCAACACGCTGAATTCCACGATACTGACTTTCTGCAGCATTTTTGTATTCTGTAGTTTCAACAAACTCACCACCCATGGTTTGCTTTTTGGTTTCAACTTCACCATTACCACGGCGTGCAGCTTTCTGCTCCAGTTCTGTCAGTTTGTTTTTAACTTCATTTAACGTAGTTAAAGCTTCGTCCGCTTTATCTTTGGCGCTTTGTGAGATTTCTTCACTTTTTGCTTGTTTGCCTTTGAACTCTTCGGCGATTTCTTTAACTGTATCAACGTGTTTTTGGAACTCTTGAGCGAGTTGTTCTAAAGTTTTTTCAGTCATTGCTGATTCCTCGTAAAATATTTAAGGCATTTGAAATTGATTTCGCTTTTTCGTTTTCACCCTCTGACTCGCTCAAAAGATGACGCAAACCCTTACTAGCGATGACAGTGGCTTGCGTTTTTGAAAATCCTGACTCTCTCAGGAACTTTTCAAATTCTGGTAGGGATGGCAGCTCGCCATCTTGTAATTTGGATTTGACGGAACTGATTAGGGTTTCTGGATTGGAAGGAAAGGCAACAATTGAACCCTCCACCAACTCCAGTTCCAGCAGTTCGCGGATTAGTGAATCTGGATCGCGTCTATAAGACTTGGTGATATAGCCAATGGACATGCCATCAATCGCGCCAACCTTCATCAGCGCATAAGTAGCTTTAGCTCGCGGCACATCGTCAATTAAGAGACGACCTTCTACGTACAACCCTTTTTCGTCTTCACGCATTTCGGTAAAAATTCCGATTGGTTCAGATGGGTTGTGATCCCAAAAGATTGCTGGGTACTTGCCTTTTGCCTTCCACTCTTGAAGAGTTTTGGCAAATGCACCTTTGCGGATGATGTCCCCATGAGAATCAAGGTTGTCAAAAGCAGCTAAGTAGCCAGAAAAAAAGCCACCCTCTTGGGTGGCTTTGATTTCTAAAGTTAGTTTAAGTCTATCCACTGGTTTTCCCCTGATCTTTCAATCCGACCATTTGCATTTGAACCATTAGCTCATCGCCACCCGGTAAAGGCGCCAAGTCTTCTAAATCACGTACTTCATTACGCGTCATAACACCGTTTTGAATCATGTTTGTGTAGAAACCTGAGCGAGTAGCACTGTCGGCCCGTAATAAGCCTTCAACCGCAAATTTTGGCCGGTACTTGTATTTTTCGCTTGGTAAAAACAATCTCTTTGTGATTGTTTGTTCATATCGGACCAATTGAGGATTAAGTGAATATGTCAAAAAACCCCGATTTGTCTGCTCAAGGCTAGAAGCCCAAGAACTTGCTTTGTTTGTATGACCAATTAACTGAGGTGGAACACCAAAGGCACGGCATATTTCTTCAATACCGAAATACCGAGATTCAAGTAACTGAGCATCAACTGGGTTGATTCGAATGCTATTTGAGCCAGAAAGTTTCATTCCAGCTTCAAGCACCATGTACTTGCCTGCATTCTCCGGCTTACTAAATTCGCTTAAGTGATTCCTTAGCCGTTCACGTTGCTCTTTAGTTAAGGTTTGCTCTCCAGTCTCCAAAAAACCGCCAACCTTTAAGCCATTTTTAAACCAGTCCTGTGCTTGATTATTTGCATCAAACTGCATGCCTATGGTTTGAGCAAAAAATTGAATAGCAGATAAACCAACGAGTCCATCAAGAGTAAAACCCTTAAAATGCAAGATTTGGTCTTCCGAATAGGTTGTTGTTTTCCCATTTTCAGTGTAATGAAAATCGATCGCTCCATAATCATTACGTTTTACAACCATACCACTCGGGAAAAGTGGCTCTAAAGCAATAACTTTCCCACTTGAATCGGTAGAAATTAGGTTGTATGCATTCCCCCACAGATCAACACAAGCAACCTGAACTTGCCAAAACTCACTAGCACACATATCTGCGTTAGGTGAATCATGTAAAATTCGATATAAATAATGTTCTGTTGCTAAGCGTTTATTGCTGTCATATAGCTGTAAAGGAAGAGTAGAAATTGTTTCTGCTCGAAGTTTTACGCATGCCCAAACTGCAGAAAGTTTTAATGCAGTTTCTGGAGTAACAACCGCCCCACCCGGTGATAAATAACTATCAAACGGATAAGATGAGTCACCTTTCTGTAATTGTGTGTTTCCAGTCAATCGTGACCAGAAGCGGGACCAAAACCCCGGCTCTTGTGTGGTACTCATGCTATCACGACATCCTCTAAATATTCGTCAATATCAACGCGATTGGCAGGCTCAGGATTGCTTGACATCAAAGCAGCGGCGTTAAACATTGCAATCACAGGGTCAATCTTTCCCTTGCCAGATTCTTGCTTTGTAATCATTAGTGCATTGCCTGAAATTTTTCCTTTTGCGTTACTAACCGCCCACTTAACTAGCTCTTGTTTAGCTGGAATAAAGGTTCCTGCAGCAAGCTTGCGCTCTAAAGTCATCCCATAACCCGACAACTCAAAACCTTGTTTGACGGCGATTAATGCAGTCTCAGGGATTCCAGACTCTAACAAGCCATCTACAAGTGACGGCATACCTAGACGATCAAGACCAAAACCCTGTTTAGGCATCTTGCCAGTGTCAAAAATTCGTTTGGCGATCAGCCCAGCTTGTGAAACGTCATCACCAATATTTTCAACAATCACCAGTTCACCAGCGGCTATAAAGTCATCCATTCTTTGCTTGTTTTCTTTTCTTCGCGCTAAAGCAATTGGATGTAGCCAAGACATGGACCAACCACGCCATAAAGTGTGATATTTCTTGTCTCGCCCAATGGCATACATTGAAAACAGGTCATCAAGGCCACCACCATCAAAACCCACAGTGATGCATTCTGATTGTTCAATTAGATAATCAAGGTCAAAAACAACCTCTTTTTTCTCCCAAAAATCCGCGCCCGCCCAGCGATTAGCACGTAAATTCATGCCGATCTGCACATTAAGGCGCTTAGCATAGAAGTCTTTTAGGTCATCTTCGCCTGCATATTTTGCCTTTTCGAAATCATCTAATAGCTGCTCAGGGTCAACACTTGTCCCAAAATTTGGATTAGGTATATGGAAATTTGCAGGGTCCTTATATTCTTCTGATTCGATCATTTCATCTGGAAATTCATAAATCAGAGGAAGGAATTTTTTATTAATTATCTTCCCGTCACGAACATCGCGGGCATAATCAAGCTTGCTTTTAAATACTCCACAAGGCGGCTCTTTTGATTGTGTTGACAACCAAATCAAACAACCCTCGTGACGAGATGCCAAACCACCAGTTGCTTCACGAAACATCGAACCAGCATTCGACATGGTTTGAAATAAATGCAGCTCATCAACCAAGATCCAAGAGGCTTTTTTACCACCTGTTGACTTGTCATCAGCAGCAACAACTTTAAGAGTTGCTTGCGTTCCTTGATGCGTAATTGTTTTGGTATGTTCAGAAATGGTCATCATTTCATCTAATACGGGATCTGCTTTAATAGCATCCCGGATAGGATTAAAAGAGTTGTCGGCAACTTCTTTGGTTGGTGCCAAAATGATGAGTTCAGCAGATAAACGGCTATTTAAAATAAATGCCGTGAGCATAATGAATGCAGCAATTGTTGATTTTGTATTTTTCTTAGGAATTAAAAGAAAAAACTCATTAATCAAACGGCGTTTTGACTTTTTGTCATAGGCTCCAAAAATTGCAGCAACAAACTCGGTTACCCACTCCCGAACAATTTCCCCCATTTCTGGAGAATCCAGAACATCTACAACTTTTAATGAATTAAATGTTCTTAAAGCAACATCAGCCACATCTTGAAAAAGTGGCTTACATGGCATTAATGATTGACCTTTAACGATGCGATCTGCCCAGTCTGGGCAAGCAGTTGTCCAGTCTGGTAGTTTTGCAGTCATTTAAATGGTCCATTAAAAAACCGCCATAAGGCGGTTATGATTAAATTTGTTCGGTATTCAGAAAAATTTCACACTTTTCTATAAAACTTTTCCCGCCCACATAAGCAGCATCGCCAAAGTAATACATAAACTCATGCATTTGGAGTGAAGCAAAACCATCTTTATCAATCTTTAGATCCAATGGAATATCAGAAGTTTTTAAGTCTAATCCACTGTATATTGCTTCACTTTTTTTTCGATAGTGATCTTTGCCGAATTGTGTTGGCTTAAAACGGATGTGATGATTAATATTAAATTTAATTTCAGCCATGATTGATCCTAACTTGGCAATTGATTATCCAAAGTGGCGTATTTACCTGTTTTGGTAGCCTCTTTTGCCTTATCTTGTTTGGTTTCTTTCTTGCCTTTTTCAGCAACCTTGCCGTGCTTGTATGGCAATGCTGCAATTGCTGCCTGCATTCTTAGTGGCAGCTTGTTGCCATTGAAGTTCATGACCTTAATTAAAAAATCTAAGGGATCATCACCCTCAAATTGAAATTCCTCAATAGGGTTTTCATCTTCACCGCTATTTTCTAGTTTGTTTTCAGGTTTAACATTAGGTCGATCGGATGTTAAAGAGCACCCTTCTTTTTTGGCCTTTAACATTTCGATATACACAATAATCTCAGGATCTTTTGCTAATCTAGCACCTGCGGCGGATGCAGTTTTTTCCGCATAACCTGCTGAAATTGCTGCTTCTTTATTTGTCTTGCCGTCAACAATGGCAAGAGCAAATTTTTCCATTTTCTCTGTTAATGCCATTGCTCTACCTTTAACTTGATTTTAACTTTTTGCTTTAACTTTTTCTGATAGGGAATTTTTTTTGTGCGTGCGATGGGGGGCGGTGTCCAACGGCGAAGGGCTTGGAACTTTTGACCTCCCCCCTGCCTGCTGGATTTTTGTGCATCATTTTGGTGCATCCTAAATATATTTAATAAAGCTTACAACCCGCTTCTATCTCTTCAGGTTCTGCATACCGGACCTTGCTTGAATCTGCGTAGTCACCCGATGTGAAATAAACCTTCCCACACTCTACCTTTTCAACTGTCATAAGGTCAGTCCAAGCACCCTGCAAAGCAACCACATCACCTTTAGCAAAATCATTAGTAATCATTTAGCAATCCTTACCCGCATATAGGATCTTTATAGAGTCTATAGAATTGATCTATAAGTAGAGCTTCCACATCACCATTATCGTGACGAAATAAAACATGCTGCTTATCCAGCTCTTCTATGTAGTCTCTAGTGTGAACACGAATGGAACTGCCACCAATAAGAAACTTGTTTTCTTGGTGCATCTTTTTTACCCATGCAGGCAATGTTGAAAAATCTTCTTTTGCTCTTATTAAAAGCGCCTCAACATGCCAAGCATCAACTGTGCGCTCAATTGTTATGCATTTCATTGCTGGCTCTCCTGTAGGGTTTTCTTTTTATGGCATGGAACACAAAGAGATTGGAGGTTGGATTCATCATCCGTTCCACCTCTTGCCACATTGACAATATGGTCAAGTTCTAAGTCTTTAGTGACAATGCCACAACATTGACAGGTCCACTCATCACGTAAATGGATCTTTGCTTTAAGACGGCGCCACGGACGACCACCACGACCAGAACCCCAATTGTTTTGTTTAGAGTTCTTCCGGGTTTGTGCGGGTGCCTGTAGCGTCTGTAACTTGTTCTTGAATGTTTGGAGTTTCATTTAAGGTTACTCGCGCATCTACACCATTAAGTAAGTCAATGGATATCCAATCGATATCCAAACCGTCACGTTGATAACTTTGAACCAGTTTAACTAATTCAAGCTCCAGTTCTTTGCGCTTCAATTCAGGAGTTCTATGCTGTTCCTGCAAATACAAAATGGTTTTATCAAACGACTTTTGAAGATCATCATCAATTACAAAGAAAGGCTGGCCTCTATTCATTGTCTTCACCCATCTAGTGATCCTGATCGCTGTGTTGGTTCGCCGTCTTCAAACATTGCCAAGACTTCATTTAGTTGTGCGGATTGCTCGGCATTGATTTGAACGATCAAGCTATTCTGTTCGATAAGCTTATTGTTTTGTTCAGTCAACTTATTGTTATGGTCTATAAGCTTATTTGTCTGCTCTATCAGCTTAAGCACCACATCATGCAAATTTGAATCATTGCTCATTTTGATAACACCACTTAAGGTCATCCGGGATAATCAACATCACGCCCAAGTCTCTATGTGCATAGATGTTGATCTTATCCAGATATTTGGTGAATTCTTTAATGGTGGCCTTCTTGCTTTGCAGGTGGTCTTTAATGAAGGTATTGACCAAAACTTGGTAATCCTTTTCAAGTTGACGGCGCTTAGGTCCATCGAATGCTTGAATAACATCTTTAAAGTTCTGCAAAGCCATGTACTTTTCTGCAGTCTCTTGCCGACCTTCAACATAGATCCGGGCAAGAAACTTTTTCTTAAAAAGTAAATGAAGGTCATCCTTTGAATTACCGGTCTTTTGCCTGATCTGTTCAAGCCAAGCCCAGTAAAGCCGATTTTGTGCGGCGCTCCTGTCGTCTTCCTTCTGATTGATTCTAACGACTAAAGGTTTGCCTTCTGCGGCTGCTTTGGAGTGGTTATTGTTCAGATAGTTAATTACCTGAACAATCCCAGAATAACTATTGATTGGGAATGTTACTGGTTCCATATTCCCACCTATAACTTATTCATCAACGGCGGCACGTTTACCAGCTTCTAACACTGGGATGTTTGCCTCAGTTGGAACATAAATAATTTGTTGAATCGTTCCGTCACGTAAAGCATCACCAAACGCACCAATAAACTCTTGTTTACGGTACTCTGGATAATCTTTTGCGGCCTGACCAATAGTTTTGATTGCTTCTGCTCGTAACTTGGCACTTTCAAGTTCAGCTCGCGCCGTTTGAACCTGAATCATTTTTGACTGTTCAGCTTCTGCCAATAGTGCTTGACCATTCATGCCCTGCTTCCACACTTTATAGTGAGGCCATGCAAACATAATCAAAACAATGACAATTAAAATGGCAAGAAAGCAAAGTGCGGCTAATACCACATCAGCTTGGCCTTTCTGGTTGGTTTTCATTTCTCGCTTCCTTTTTCTAGGCACAAAAAAAGAGCCTTTCGGCTCCGATTAAACTAAAAACCACCCGAGGGTGGCTTAATTCTTTCTAGTAAATTGGTTTACCATTTTCTCTATTAATTCTTGTGTGAGATTTTCAGGGTACGAAATCCTAACCTCATATCCAACAATAGTTATGATGCCATAAGGCCCATTTGTTCCAGCTATTGGGTCATATGAACCATCATCCATTAATACTTTGATGAAAGAAAAATTCTCACCGTCATATACAGCCTCATAATCAACATGCTTAACCATTGTAAATCCTTACACCAATTACGTTGGTTAAATCATATCAAAATAAATCTTGTTCTGACTCAAGCATTGCGTTGGTTCGCTTAAGCCATTTATTAAATAGCTCTTCGCTTTCCTGTCTGTTGCCTAGTTGGTAGGTATCAAATAAATGATGGCAGGAAAAACACATAGAAACAGTTTTAGAGTCACAAGCCTTAATGGATCTGCCCTTACCGTCTTTACTAGAATTAGAATGCGCGGCTTGGCTTGGTGCTGGTGCACCACATCTCATGCATGGCAGCTTGCGAACTTCGGCTAATCGTTTGGCATCACGCATTCAACATAGACCGTAAATTATTAATCTTGTTTTTCAATCGCATTATGATGCGGTCTATAACAAGCATTTCTTCGCGGCTTAACCCAGTGCGAGACAAGTTCTGGTAGCGGCTTAATTCATCCGAATATTTGTTAAGATTTCTCTTAGCTTCGCTTGTATCCATGTTCGCCACCCAATGCCTGTTTTAATTCTGACAATTTGTAGTGTGAATGCGGATTGTGAACACCGACAATACACTTATCTGTGTAAAACCCATGTACCTTAAAATGCTCATTCCATTCATCCACAAAATAAACAGCTTCTTGGTGTGCACTCTCAAGAATCTTTTTTATTCCCTTAGCACCAAGCTTCTCTAAAAGTTTTTTAGCTTTCATATATCCCCCGAAAAAATAAAAGCCCCGCCAATAACTAGTATTCAGCGGGGCCATATATGCCGCAATCCGTTCGGCAAAATTGAGAGGCGCCCCAACATGGCACCTCTCGCGAGATAAGATTTTTATCTTTCCAGAAACGCAAAAAGCCCATCAACTCAATGACAGGCTTTAATCTAGTTTCGCCTTCTTGCTTATGGTGCAAGGGTTACTTACTAATTTAGTTGCACCTTATTTACACTTCGCACAACTTTAACATAAAAATACCACTAGCCCTGATCAGGGTCAATAGCTCAAGCAAACTTATTTGCATATTTTTCGATATCTTTTTTCTCATTTGGTTTTGTAAATAACACGGCGAATTGAACTAGGTTTTCAGGGGTAAATAAGCGATTGGCTCTTTTAATGAAATCCTCCAACTCCCTTAAATTTTGGTCATGCTGTCTAAGCTTTTTAGATAATGCCTTAATTGCCACCCCGTCCATTTGGTTAGGGTTCTTGATTTCCCTGTACAGTCGATCAAAATAGTCCTTTAATCTTTCAGCATTATGCCAAGTGGCGATAACATCATATTCAGCAATATTTGCGACCAAAACCCGCTTGATGTCTGAGATGTTCTTTCTACCACTTAGGATTTCAGCATTGATTTCTTCTTTTGTTTTGAAGTAATCAATAAAAATAGATCCGTTGCTTGTTACCTCTTGCCTAATTCTCATTCGTATCCAGCAATCCAATGCATCTTCTTTAAAGCTCTTTACTGCCATCTTTATTTGCAAAAATGTCATTTTGCCCGACTGGTTTAAAATTCTTTCTAGACTTTCCTTTAACTGTGGCAGCTTTTCAAACATTGTCTTAATTTGCAGATATTGATTCGCATTGTCTCTAAGATGCTTGAACTGTTTAGCTTTTTCATCAAAGGTCACACCAAAGTGTTTTTTCCCGCACTTATGGCCAATGATAATTTCATTTCCATCATGCAGTGCTGCGATATAACCCTTTTGGTGCTTTCTACCGCAACTAGAAATTCCACAACTAACAAAATCCCTTAATACATAAAACCCAACTAAATCAGAGATAATGTTTTGAACATCCTCACCCCTAGCAATCGTCACCTTTTCAACAAAATTAGGTCTAGATGTGATTTCTTCAAAATTTGTTATTAAATTAAAATGTTGCGGATTTTCTATCATTCTTGCTCACCGTTGTTTAATCTTCATACAATTATCTGAATTACCAATAAATATCAATAGTTAGATCATACTGAGCCATTTTTATATCTAATAAACTGGTAGCGATTGTGCAAAGCTGCTAAGCCACAACGAACATCGTATTTTGCATCCATGGCTGTTCGCTCTGGAGTTACTAACTGAGTCCACGATTTTTGATTGAAATAACGCTCTATAATTGCATCCATCCAATCAAGCATAGCCTCAGAAGTGCAGCCGTCTAAAATATCAATGATCAAGCGCTGAACGGCTCTAGCTTCATCGTCTGTAATTAGACAGACATTAGGTTTTTTAGATGGCTTCTCGATAAAATTTTCATCACAGAGATAATAAGCAACGATCTTTTCCCTATCCCCTTTCTTAAGTCTAAGTTTTGCTTTTTTAATCGCTCCTACTAATGGATTTTCAGTAGATCCACCAAAGCGAATCACTGCCCCTTGCCAATAACCAAATTGGCGCAACCATTCAGGCAAATCATATTTAGACCAGTCTACACCTTGCATGATATGCAACTTTACATTTTCTTTTATCACGCTTTACGCTCCCACTTTTCGAACCGATAAAAAATTAGATACAACGCCAACAAAAATAAAATTCCGTGAGAAAACGCCAGATATTTACCTCCACCCAATACGATTAGGGTCAAAACACATAAAAAGAAAAAAGTGATATCCATGAAAGCCAAAGAAAAACGAAATTTAGCTAGACTTCCTGAAAACTGGTGCAGCTTTGCAGCTAATGCAGCCATAACCAAACCCATAAAAGTTGCAATACAAACAACGGTCATAATGATTAGGAACGTTTTCATATATGGTCCCCTAACATTTGAGATTGGTAATATTCAGGGCTTAAGTCGGTAAAGGTTGCTCTTGCTAAATCTGTTGCTAATCGAACTGTACCAATTGAGCCATTACGAGCCTTACCAATGATGATTTCCGCTGTACCAGCATCTTTTGAACCAGGGTTGTATACTTCATCACGGTAAATAAACATGATGATGTCTGCGTCTTGCTCAATATCCCCTGAGTCCTTTAAATCTGCATTAATAGGGCGCTTATCCTTGCGGTTTTCCAAGCTTCGGTTGAGCTGTGCTAAAGCAAAAACTGGACAATCGAAATCACCTGCAATCCTTTTCAGTTCGCCTGAAATCTCCCCTAATTCTTTATCTGAACGGCCAAAGTTGTTTTTATTGAGTGGTATGACTCTTTGAATGTAATCAACAAAAATGGCACCAACTTTCCCATATTTAGCTTGTAACTTTCTTGCTGACCTTCTGATTGTTGAAGTGGTAGACCTATTGTTGGTATCAAGCATGAAAGGTGCTTTTTCAATAGTATTGGCCGCTGTGTTGATCATCAAAAGATCATCACTGTTTGGGGTAATATTTCCAGTTAGGACTTTTTTTAATTCAACCCCGCCGATACCACTAATCATTCTTTGCATAATTTGCTTCCCCTTCATTTCGATAGAAACAAATAGGACAGGCAAACCTTGATTAATAAACATATCGGCAGCCAAGTTCTGAGCAAACGTTGTCTTACCCATTGAAGGGCGTGCACCAATGATAACCAAATCCCCTTTCCCAACTTCCCCTAACTTATGATCAAGGGCGGTAAAACCTGTTCTAATTCCACCATCAAATGGAACTTGGCTATGAAGCGCCTCGTGTCGTGCCAAGAACTCTCCTATAGCTTCTTTTGTGAATTCATGAGCATGTTTTAAGTAGTCATCACTAGCACTATGGCTCATGTTTTGTAACAGTGACTGTGCCTTATTGATGGCAGAATCAGAACTATGCCCAACCATATCAATTGACAGCGTAGTAATGGCCTTTCCTATTTCATTTAGCTTTCTACGTGCTGATAAGTCCTTAAGTGTTTTTACGTGTGTGCCTAAGATTGATACTTGAGGAACACGGCTCATCAAATTGACTATGAAGGATTCATCAATCACTCTTGATTCATTAGCATTGGCGCGGATTTGTTGCCAAATAGTGATCTCGTCAAAAGCTTCACCAATTAAATATTGAGCACGAATGTGTTTAAAAATGACTTGGTGTTGTGATGCATAAAAATCTTCTGCTTCAAGCTGCTCAATAAAATCATCCATACCCTGATTGAATGACATGAATGCAGAAAGAACATATTGCTCTACTGGGATTGAATATAGCTCGATCATGCATTAACCCCTTTGAACTGTCTTCTTACCCCTTTGAATTGAGTAGGTTGTTGCTCAATAATCGGACCATTGTTTACTTGTGTTGCTGGTTGAGCTTGGATCTTTGAAATCCAATAATCATTTTCCCAGTGCTTTTTGTTTAACCATGAAGTAGGCGATGGAATAAATTCACCATCTTGTTTTGTCCATTGTTCATCAATTTTTTGGAGCTCTAAAATTGATATCACCGTGTCAAGGTCAAATGCCTTTTCGTGCTTTTCAAAAGTTTTGGCAGTGCCAGACTTGTCTGATTTGCGTTTACATGATGGATATGTAGACCAGAACTTCTCAAAATTTTCTGAGAATTTTTTAGAGTCTTTTTTGCTACCCGAATCTATTCTTTTGATAGTTTCTTTTGATAGTTTCTTTTGTGTGTTAAATTTTTTAACTAGTAGCAGTAAAGATTTTTTACTAGTTTGGTTAAATTTTTTAACTAGTAAAGATTTTTTACTTGGGAAATTTAGTAGTATTCCATCAATTGAAAAACTCAAATTTAATTCATATTCATTGCCAAATTTTGTGCATCCAGTTTTGCGAACTAAACGCAATTTCACCAACTCTTCAATTGCTTTCACAACCGTTGGACGGCTTTTGCCAGTAATTTTTTCAAACTGACTAATTGAAATAGCATCGCGTGATTGATCCCATCCTTTAGTTTTGCGGATAAGAACCACATACAATTTGAAAGCAGAATCGCTTAGCTGAGATGCAAGCTCATCAACAACAACATTAGGCACCTGTGTATAATTCGGTGCAATTATATTACTCATGAACTCCCCCTTTTGAATTCTGCATAGGCTTCATTGATTTCTTCGATGTAAAATTCATCAGTAGATTCGTCATAAAGCTTTCTAAGATCGCCGTATTCACGCGTGTATTTAGCACCCTCATAAAACCCATCCTCATACTGCTTGATGAATTGCAGAGCTGTCTGATTCATAGGGAATATGCTCCTCTGGATAGGCGATAAATACGCACATTGGGGATATTGCACAGTCTGAATTTTGTGCTAGTATTGGTTCATTCATTTTGGTTCGCTCCAAATACGATATTCAGACCGCTATCTGTTACAGCAGATGGCGGTTTTTATTTCTTTGGTGTTGGAATAAAATCGACTAAGAGTAGTTCGGGGTGTTTAAATTTCTCTTTGGCTGGAATGCCTCTAATTTTCCAGTTTTGAACACGCTGAACGTGGTAGCCCAAAGTTTGAGCTAGCGCAGTAGCACCTCCATGCTTGTCGATTAGCTCTCTATCTTTTTGGATACTACTCATTAGCACCTCGAAATAAATCATTTTGATTGATTTAGTATACACAAACAAAAAAATCAATCAATCGTTTTGATTTACACAAAATGTGTTATCATTTGCCGCAATTAATTCTTAGCCTTCCCGAGAGAGCCATGGAAAAGAAGCAAATTCACCCAACAATGCAACGTGTTTATCAAGTCACAAAATTAACTGGTTCTGAGTTGGCAGCCGCTTTAGATAAATCACCTCAAATTATCTATAACTGGGAAAATCGTGGAATTTCCAAAATCGGTGCCTTTAATATTTCTACTAAGTTTAAAATTGATCTTGGGTGGATTCTTACGGGGACTGGCTCCCCATACATTGATAGTGTTAGAAATGAAACAATTCCAACTACTGTAAAGCGCGGAGGATGGGTTCCTGTGAAGTCCTACTCTAGAATGGGAATGGATGGCTATTACACTGAAATGGGTTACTTGGGTAACGGTGGTGATGGTTATGTACCTTCTCTTACAGCCGGTCCAAATGCTTATGCAGTAAAGGGTACGGGTGATTCTATGTATCCCGCAATACGAAATGGTTGGTATGTGGTTTGCGACCCCGATGCAACACCAACACCCACTGAGTTTGTTGAGGTTCAGTTGAAAGACGGACGTAGAACTATCAAGGAATTTATAGGTATAGTTAATGATGTATTGCATCTTTTAGCCGTGAATGGCGAATCAAGAATGACAATTGAGATGGAAGATGTTGAGGCGATAGTTGCTGTTACAGACATTGTTCCACCAAGCAAACATGTTAATGAATATCCAGTGATTGCAATGCAGAATATTTACTTAGATTAAAAAATCAAGGCACAAAAAAAGCCCGCATATCAAATTGCGGGCTTTTTTATTAATCAAAAAAATTAATCAAAATGATTTAAAATTATCTTGACTGCATCAAACAAAATGATTTATCTTAAATTACACAAAATGATTGATTCATTTTACAAACAGGAAAACCAGAGTCAATGCTCTGGTCTTTTAAGGTAAGTCATTGTCCTGAAAATTTTGGTCGAGGATCGGGACAAGCAACTCTTGAGTGGTCACATTATGAACCAAATCACAGATACTAGTCAACAAAACAGTATTAATTCACACCTTCGTTCAACCAACAAAAGTAGAACTCTTGAAAAATTGCTTGCTCAAATAGATGCATGGATGGTTGATGAAGAAGTCTGCCATCACTTTTCAATCCAAGCAGAAGGCAAAGAAATTTACCCATTTGGAATAATTAATCGCCCTTTCTTTCATCTTGATCAAGCAGAAAGAAAGCTAGAAAGCTTGAAAAGTGAAAATCCAGAAGTGGATTACTACATTACCGCAGGTGCCTTTGATACCTCTTTTTTAAATTTTGAAGATGAAAACGTACCTATGTGGGAGCGAGTTTGGCTTAACCAGCATGAATTCCGCCTCACAAACTTACGCATCAAAAAAAATGTCTCAGAAACAGTTGGTGGAACTTGTACCAAATTATGAAGAAATGATGGTTTGGCAAGAAACTCAAAACACTGAAAGTGCTTGTCACTATTACATGGCTACAGCATTAGATGAGTCTGACCAAGGCATCTCTATGTCATCAGAGTGGTTTATTGATTTGTTAGATGCCATTAGTGCAAAACAGTATTTTTCCAAAACATGTCCTGGTCGCAAAGTTGAGATTCGCTCAGGCGTTGTGTCCACTGAAGATTTAATGGCTTTAGATGGCCGTACTAGTGATTGCTATCAAGCTCTAATCGATGCTCACAAAGAGCGCTTAGCTTCACTTAAAAATAAAGGGGAATAATCATGCGTACTAGTTCACAACTTTTTCCAGAAAACAAAAGCGTGACTGTGGATGATCTTGTTACAGCACGTAGCGAAGCGAAAAATGATATGGGCGATATAAACGCCCTACTCTCTGCAATTGAGCTAAGTCTTGTTGACAAACTTAAGGACCATAACTTAAGTAAGTTTGCTTTTGATAAAACCTTTCGCTTGATTGATATTGCCAAAACACATGCAGATCTGTCTCAGGATTATCACAACGGCGAACTTGCTCAATTAACTGGTGGCCAGTATCAACTTGATGAGTTGAAAAATAATATTACACACCTAGAGGTTGTCCCAGAGACGCAAGTAATCAACACAAATCATTTAGCTCCAGCGAATGCAGCCATCTCTAAAACACTTACAGAAGGTTTTAAAAATGACGGACGGCGTTAATTACGCCGACCTCTCTAGGGAGGTTCTTTTTAAGGCGTTTTTATTGTGGCTTACAAAGATTGGGTATCGCGGAATTGTTAGACCATGTGGGCGTATGGAGTTTTATTGCGCCACAGTCAGCAAACTTTTTCCTAGAAACGTACACATCATGTATGACGGGAAAATGAATAAAGCAGCTACCCAGCTTTATAAAGAATTTGAAAATCATTTAAAGGCGTGATCATGAGTAATGTAATTCGCTTTAGACGGAATGGGCTTGCACATAAGATCAGCCCTCAAGACGTAAAACAAAGATTAATCAACCCAAGTAAGGATGTTGAACTAAAGAAAGCAGATCAATTACTTGGAATTGATTTTGAAAGCTTGCCACATGATGAGCTTTTAAAGTTGGCTAGAGCTGGAGCTATAGACCTTATAGAAACAGATGCTCGCTATAAGAAAACCAATAGTGCAACAAAACAGATCCTTCACTTACTTGGTGGTTTCTTGGATCGCCGATCTAAAGAGGAATGGAAGAAGTATAACGACTCCATGACTCTAGATTCAGAAGCAGCAGCAAAGGCGCGTGCATTTGAAGAAGCTAAAGACGTATTGCCAGAAATTGCTGGAACCACATTCGCAACCGTATTTGCAAAATAGGAATTAGACATGAAAAAGAATATTACTCGTGAAAATGTAAACTCATTTGAAAGCAATGTTGAGGATGTGGTTGCCTATCTGACAGATCTATTAACTACTGGTGAAGAGCCAACCGTTTTTGAAACTTTTGCAATGGGATGGCTTGGCACTATCAGCCCACGCTTTGAAAAGTTATTTAATGAGGCAAAAATTACTCACACAAAACGCCAAACATTCCCTGCTGAATTCTCAGCAGCAATGGAAAAGTATGAGGCACTCGTTAAAACCAAAGGTGAAGACTCAGAAGAGGCTAGAAATCAATTTATGAAAGCAATGCTTTTAGCTCCTGACTGGTTTAATAATATGGCAAGAGATATAGCAAATGAAATGGGCTTGATACCTAAAGAGGTGTTTTGTCTCGAAGACGGGACAAAGGTATTTACACCTGAGCAGGTAGCAGAGCATTTAGGTGTGCCAGTTGATGAGGTTATCAATCAAATTGAAAAATTGAGAGCCATTCAAGCAGAGCAAGGCAAAGTTGTTGCTGATAGTTTTGCAGTTGATCTAGCTGATCTTCAGAAGATTCATTGAGGTGCATAATGTCAAATCAAGAAGAAAACAATATCAACTTAAGCTTTGAGCAAGACAATGGTGCGGTTTGGGTATTTGCAGGTGATAGCCAATTTGGTACCGAAATCAGCCATTTAATGATGATGCATGCAGATGAATATAGTGAAGATGAATTACGTGTTATTTGTCACCATGCGGCTTGTGAAATAGACAGGCTTAGAGCAGATCTAGAAAAAGCCAAAGCTCAGGCGGTGCTAGATACTCAACAAAAGCTTACAGATACATATTATTTGGAAGGCTCAGATTATGTAGTTGATTGCCCTTTCGAATATGACATTGAAATAGATAAGGGAGAAGTGCTTGAGTTGCAAAAATGGCAACGTACTGAGTCAACAAAAGTATATTTTGCAAATATCTATAAAGATGAAGATAACTTTGAAATTCTTCAATTCGCTTCAAAAGCCGAAGCTGAAAATGCAGTTGCAGAAAACTTGAAGTTTTTAGAAGCAAGCGAATCGGGGGCTGAGGGATGAGTAGAATTCACGCATTGTTCGACAAGGCTTTCAAAGACGGTGGTCTAGATTTACGCACGTTAATGGAGTCATTTGACGTGCGCTTTGAAAATCTAAGTCTTGATGATGTTCGCTTTATCGAGTCGGAATGCCGAGAGGTTCGTCAAAAATTTGAAGATGCCGAAAAGGTGGATTGTTATAAAACCAGAGAGCTGTTTTGGCTCGGCTTTGATGATACTGCTTACTTCTCAGTGGATGAAATTGAGCAGGTGAAAAAGCTAGCAAATGAAATGATTTTAAAGGGTAATTTCGGTTTTGAGATTAAAAAGATTCGTATCTCTCAAGCTGTTTTAGAAGGTCATATTAAAGACCGCAAACAATGGGAGAGAGAATAATGAGTGAAGTTAAAGCGGAAAGTAAGGAGGGGTGAAATGACAGCGATTGCAAATATTGGTAGTAACTTTGTTGTAGCGTTACCACCTTCTGATATTTGGCTAAATGATTCTCAAGCTGCTGAGTTCTTGGGATATCGAGATGTACACTTTAAGGCAGCAGTTTGCTGCCTGCCAACCTTCCCTAAACCGCGCTATGTTATTAAGTGCGGTCAAGGAAGACGATGGAACTTGGCAGAGCTATCAAACTGGTTGAATGAACAATCGGATGATGAGCCAAAGAAAGGAAGACCACGCAAACGGGGCTAATCTAGCCTCGTTGCAATTTCGCTTGCAGTAGCATTGTAATAGACCATCAAGCTTCTTAAGTCTTTATGCCCAATCATACGGGCCAAGTCTAAAACTTCTAATTTCCTTGCAAGGCGTGTACAAGCTTCATGGCGTGTGTCATGAAAGTGCAAGTCAGTGATTTGACATCTATCTCTCAATTTACGCCAAAGCGTATCAAAGCTTTGGGAATTACAAGTAAAGACCTGCTTTTTATCAAGACCTTTTAATAAAGTAAGCAACTCAACAGCACGCTTAGATAGTGGTACATTTCGTTTAGTACCATTCTTTGTTTCATTTAAAACTAAATATCTATCTTTTAAATAAACACGATCCCAAGTCAAGCCAACAATCTCACCAGCGCGCATAGCTGTCTCAATCGCAAAGAGAAAGGCAATAATAATTTGCTGCGTAGAGTTTACCGGGACATTGTTATCCCAATTTGCTGCAAGACATAATCTATCAATTTCATCTTGAGCAATTCGCCTATCCCGGTGTTTAGAAGGTGGTGGCAAAGTCAAGTCGGCCATTGGAGACTCTTTAATCCACTTCCATTCTTTCCGGGCAACAGTAAATAAAGAAGCTAAAATATTTGCTTCACGTCTGACAGTAGCGCCCTGCACCTCTTTTAACCGGGAGTCCCGCCATTGCACTAAATCATCAGTAGTAACCTTTGCTAATTGTTTTTGGCAAAGCTTTTTATACTCACGTTTAAAGAAAGCCATTCGCTTTACTTCATTCTCATGAGTTTTCTTCTTTATACTTACTTCATTAAGATAGCGTTCAATTGCTTCTAAAAATAAATGGTCCGGAAGTTTTCCATGTGACTGTTCGCGCAATTGAGTCTCACGTTTTGAGGCCCAAGCCCTAGCCTGTGCTTTTGTATCAAAGGTTGCACTTTCGCGAATTCCGTTTACACTTATCTCGGCTCGCCATGTGTCGTTGCGTTGTCTAAATGAAGCCAT